ATGGACGGGATCGGGGCGGATGGGGTCGGGGCCGGATCGGTGGTCGCCGACGAGGTGGTGGGCGCGGCCAGTCGCGCGCTGCAGCGGCGGGCGAAATGCGGATCGCGGCTGACCGACGCGAAGCGGGCGGCGTTCCTGGACGAGCTGGCGCGGAGCTGCAACGTCCGGCGGTCGGCGGGGGCGGCGGGTGTGACCGAGGGGACCTTCTACCGCCTGCGGCACCGCGACGCCGAGTTCGGGGCGGCCTGGGAAGCGGCGATGGCGACGGGCTATGCGCGGCTGGAGGCCGAGCTGATGGCCGAAGCGCTGCGGGAGACCGATGCCGGGGACGGGCGCGAGCCGATCGACCGCGACCTGGCGCTCCGGCTGCTGGGGCGGCGCGACGGCGCGGCGCGCGCGGCGAACCGGGGTGGGTACGGACGGTCGACCCGCACCAAGCATGTGCCGATGGCCGAGGTGGAGGCGGCGCTGATGCGCCAGCTCGTCCTGCTCGCCAGGCGCGTCAAGGCCGGCGCGTGACGGCGGCCAGGCGGGCCCGGCGTCCGCGTGCGCGAAAGAAGGTCCAGCCGGCCGTGCCGACGCCGGGTGCGCTGGTGCTGATGGTGGAGCTGGCGGGCTATTCGCCGGTATTCTGGCCCGCGGTGATCAAGCGGCTGGGCGAACCGGTGCTGCGCACGCTGGTGGAGAGCTGGGTGGTGTGGGCGCTGCCGGGGCAGACCGTCTCGGTCGAGCAGGGCGACTGGCGCATCTGGCTGATCCGGGCGGGGCGCGGTTTCGGCAAGACGCGGGCGGGGGCGGAGTGGATCAGCCAGGTCGCGCGCGACACCCCCAATGCGCGGATCGCGCTGGTCGGGGCGACGACGGGCGAGGCGCGGCGGGTGATGGTGGAGGGCGAAAGCGGGCTGCTGTCCTGCCAGCAGCATGGCGAGGTCTGGCGGTGGAAGCGCGGCGAGGGCGTATTGGTGTTCGAATCGGGCGCGGAGGCGCATATCTATTCGGCGGAGGCGCCCGAAAGCCTGCGCGGATCGCAGCATCATGCCGCCTGGTGCGACGAGATCGCCAAATGGCGGTACGGCGAGGCGGCATGGGACAATCTGATGCTGGGGCTGAGGTTGGGCGACCATCCGCGCGCGGTGGTGACGACGACCCCCCGGCCCAACAAGCTGATGCGCAAGGTGATGACCGATCCGCGCACCGTCGAGACGACCGGGCGGACGCGCGACAATCCCTATCTGCCCCATTCCTTCGTCGAGGCGATGGAGGATAGTTACGGGGGCACGGTCAAGGGCCGGCAGGAGCTGGACGGCGAGCTGATCGAGGACGCCGAGGGCGCGCTCTGGTCGCGCGCGCTCCTCGAGCGGTGCCGGGTCGACGCCCATCCCGAACTGGCGCGCGTGGTGGTGGGCGTCGACCCGCCCGCGAGCGCCGGGGGCGACGCCTGCGGGATCGTGTGCGTGGGACTGGGCCGGGACGACCGCGGATATGTGCTGGAGGATGCGAGCGTGGCCGGGCTGACGCCGGAAGGCTGGGCCGACCGGGTCGCCGCCTGCGCCGAACGCTGGGGCGCGGACCGGGTGGTGGCGGAGAAGAACCAGGGTGGCGAGATGGTCATGAGCGTGCTGCGCGCCGCCGACAAGGCGCTGCCCGTCAAGCTGGTCCATGCCAGCCGCGGCAAGGTGGCGCGCGCCGAGCCGGTGATGACGCTCTACGAATCCGGACGGGTGTCCCATGCGGGACGCTTTCCGGCGCTGGAGGACGAATTGTGCGGCCTGCGGGTCGGCGGCGGCTATGAGGGGCCGGGGCGGTCGCCCGACCGGGCGGACGCGTGCGTATGGGCGCTGACGGCGCTGCTGGGCGGCCGGCGCGCGGTGGCGGGGATCAGGACGCTTTAGCGCAGGCATTCGGGAGAATGGGTATGAAATGGTTCGGTCGCAAGGCCGGGCGCGACGAGTCGCGTCCGGTGCTGGGGCGTGGGTCGGGCGTGGCCCTGGGGGAGTGGCCGCGCACATATGAGGCGCAGGTGCGCGAGGGTTATTGCCTGAACGCGGTGGCGCAGCGGGCGGTGAAGCTGGTGGCGGAGGGCGTGGCGTCGGCGCCGGTGGAAGCGTCCGAGCCGGCGCTGGCGGCGCTGGTCGGGGCGCGGCAGGCGGGACGGCCGCTGCTGGAGGGGGTGGCGGCGCAGTTGCTGCTCCACGGCAACGCCTATCTGGCGGTGCTGCGCGACGCGGAAGGGGGCGTGGACGAGCTGTTCGCGCTGCGCCCCGAGCGGGTGCGGGTCGAGCTGGACGCGAGCGGGTGGCCGGCGGCGTATCGCTATCAGGTGGGTAGCCAAGTCACGCGCTTTTCGGCCGATCCGGTCAGGCCCGAGCTGATCCATCTGAAGAGCTTCAACCCGGTCGACGACCATTATGGGCTGGGATGCCTGCCCGCCGCGGCGGGGGCGGTGGCGATCCACGACGCGGCCGCGCGCTGGCACAAGGCGCTGCTGGACAATGCCGCGCGGCCGTCGGGCGCGCTGGTGTTCGATCCCGGCGACGGATCGGTGCTGTCGCCCGAGCAATGGGCGCGGTTGAAGGAGGAGATGGAGGGCGCGTTCCAGGGCGCGGCCAATGCCGGGCGGCCGATGCTGCTGGAAGGCGGGCTGAAATGGCAAGCGCTGTCCTTGTCGCCGGCCGACATGGATTTCGTGGGCACCAAGGCGGCGGCGGCGCGCGAGATCGCGCTGGCCTTCGGCGTGCCGCCGATGCTGCTCGGCCTGCCGGGCGACGCGACCTATGCCAATTACCGCGAGGCGAACCGCGCCTTGTGGCGCCTGAGCATCCTGCCGCTGGCGGGGGCGGTGCTGGCGGGGATCGCGGAGGGCCTGCGCGGGTGGTGGGCGGATGCGTCGTTGGTCGTCGATCTGGACCGGGTGCCCGCGCTGGCGGAGGAGCGGGCGATGCTGTGGAAATCGGTGACGGCGGCCGACTGGCTGTCCGACGACGAGAAGCGCGAGTTGGTGCGGCCATGAGCGCGGACAATGTGCTGGCGCAACTGCTGGGCCAGGCGGCTGCGCGCGGGGTTGATCCGGCCACGCTGCGCGCGATCGTCGAGGAGGCGGGCGAGGTGGCGGCGACGCGGGCGCTGACGCGGCTGGGGCTGGCGGACGCGTCGGCGGGGCGGGACCTGGCGGAGCTGCGCGAGCTGCTGGGGGCGTGGCGGGCGGCGAAGAAGTCGGCCTGGCAGGCGCTGTGGGGCTGGGTCGTCAGGGTGGCGTCGACGGTGGTGCTGGCGGGGATCGCGGTGCGGTGGGGCGGGGAGTGGGTGAAGTGAGGGGTGGTTCGGTTGTAGGGCGCATCCCGTCCACCCACCCCCGGCCCTTCCCTGGAATCCAGGGAGGGGAGGTGTCGTTCGCGGGCTACGCGGCGGTGTTCGATCGGGTGGACCGGGTGGGGGACGTGATCCGGCGGGGGGCGTTCGGGGCGGTGGCGCCGGTGCCGTTGCTGTGGGGGCATGGCGGAAACCCTGTCGGCAGGATCGATGCCGTCGCGGAGGACGAGCGGGGCCTGCACGTCGCGGGATCGGTCGGCGGCGCGCTGGCGGCGCTGGTGCGGTCGGGGGCGGTGGCAGGGTTGTCGGTGGGATACCGCGCGCTCCGGGCGCGACAGGGGGTGTGGCGCGAGCTGCTGGCGGTCGAGTTGGTGGAGGTGAGCCTGGTCGAGGTGCCGATGCAGCCGCTCGCGCGGGTGGCGTGGGTGGGGGACGGGTAGGCGGCGTGGCGGAGGGGCAAAAGGGCGGGAGTCCTCCCCCTCCACCGCTGCGCGGTCCCCCTTCCCCTGGCGGGGGAGGAGAATTCTGACGGGCGCGGGCTTCGGCTTAGCGCCTTTTTTCGTTTCTGGAGGAGAGTGGATATGAGCGATCTGGTGATGGCGCGGCCGGTGCTGGAAGGTGCGCGCGAGGGGACGACCGGCGGGGCGGCGTTCGCCGGGTTCGTCCGGGCGGGGACGACCGTGGAGATGAAGGCGTTCACCGGGGTGACGGGGGACGCGGGCGGCTTCGCGGTGCCGCGCGAGATCGACGCGGCGATCGACGCCGTGCTGAAGGCGGCGTCGCCGATCCGGTCGATCGCCAATGTGGTGAAGGTCGGGACCGCCGGCTATCGCAAGCTGGTGACGACGGGGGGCACGCCGTCGGGCTGGGCGAGCGAGACGGGGCCGCGGCCCGAGACGGCGACGCCGGTGTTCACCGAGATCGCGCCGCCCATGGGGGAACTCTACGCCAATCCGTCGGCGAGCCAGGCGATGCTCGACGATGCGGCGTTCGATGTCGAGCAGTGGCTGGCGGGCGAGATCGCGGCCGAATTCGCCAAGGCAGAGGGCGCGGCGTTCGTCGGCGGCACGGGGGTCAACCGGCCCAAGGGGTTCCTGACCTATCCGGTCGCCCCCACGGGCGACGCGGCGCGGGCGTTCGGGACGCTGCAATATCTGGCGAGCGGGGCGGCGGCCGATTTCGGGAGCAATCCGCAGGAAAGGCTGATCGACCTGGTCCAGTCGCTGCGGGCGCCGTACCGCCAGGGGGCGTGTTTCGTGATGAACGCGGCGACGCTGGCGCGCATCCGCAAGTTCAAGACGTCGGACGGCGCGTTCGTCTGGTCGCCGAGCCTGGCGGCGGGACAGCCCGCGACCCTGCTGGGTTATCCGGTGGTCGAGGCGGAGGACATGCCCGATGTCGCGGCGAACACGCTGCCGATCGCGTTCGGCAATTTCCGCGCGGGCTATCTGGTGGCGGAGCGGACCGAGACCGCGATCCTGCGCGATCCTTATTCGAACAAGCCGTTCGTAGGGTTCTACGCGACCAAGCGGGTCGGGGGCGCGGTGGTCAATTCGGAGGCCATAAAACTCATGAAGGTGGCGACCGCCTGAGGCGATGAGCGACGGGTGGGTGCCGGCGTGGTCGCGTCCACCCACCCCCAGCCCCTCCCTGTCCAGGGAGGGGAGCAGGTTGGGAGAGCCGGGATGATAATGGGGAGCGGAGCGTGAGCGCGCCCGTGCCGCAGGGGGCGGTGGACGGGGCGGTGGGGGCGGCGCGGGAGTATCTGCGGATCGCGGGCGGGCAGGAGGATGCGATGCTCGGCGCGCTGGCGCGGGCGGCGTTCGCGCTGGGGGAACAGTTCACGGGCGCGAGCCTCGTCGAACGCGCGTTCGAGGATGTCGTCGCGGCGTCGGGGGCGTGGACGCCGCTGCTGCGCGAACCCGTGACGGCGGTCGAGGGGATGACGGGGTTGCCGGTGGCGGGGGCGCCGTTCGTGCTGCCGGCCGGGGCCTATGCGGTCGAGGTCGACGCGGGCGGGCGGGGCCGGGTGCGGGTGACCGCGCCGGGCGCGGCGGCGCGGGTGGCGGTGAGTTACCGCGCGGGGCTGGCGGCGGACTGGGAGGGGCTGCCCGCCGGGATCGCGCATGGGGTGGTGATGCTGATCGCGCATCTGTTCGACGCACGGGGGCGCGACACGGCGCCGCCGGCCGCGGTGAGCGCGCTATGGCGGCCCTATCGGCGGATGAAGCTGGCGGGGGTGAAGTCGTGAGCGCGGTCGAGCGGGCGGCGGCGCGGGCCGTGGAGACGCGCGCGGCGGCGCTGGCGGCGGTGCTGGGCGCGGTGCCGGGGGTGAGCGTGGAACGCGACGGGGGCGAGCTGGTGCTGAGCGGGCGGAGGTTGCGGGCGCGGATCGTGGGGGAGCGGGTACTCCGCGACCCCGGGTCGGTGTTCCGATGAGTGCGCGCGCGGTGCTGGCGGCGGCGGTCGTGGCGACGCTCCGGGAGCATCCGGCGCTGGCCGGGGTGGCGGTGTTCGACGCGCCGCCGGTGCGCGGCACGCTGCCCCATCTGGTCGTCGAAGAGGCGGTGCTGGGCGACTGGGGAACCAAGAGCTGGGCGGGGCACGAGGCGCGCTTGGCGGTGGTGATCTGGGATGCGGGCGAGCGGCCGGTGCGGTTGCGCGGGCTGCTGGGCGACGTGGAGGCGGCGGTGACGGCGCTGCCGGTCGTGCTGGGCGAGGGCTGGCGGATCGCCGACACGCGCGTGGTGCGGAGCCGGGTGGCGCGGAGCGGGGCGGAGCGCTGGGTGGGAAGCGTCGAGATTGTGGTGCGGATGTGGCGGGAGGATTCGTGATGGCGGTCGAGAAGGGTAGCGCGTTCCTGTTGAAGGTGGGGGACGGGGCGGCGACGCCCGGCTTTTCCACGGTGGCGGGGATGCGGACCACGCAGATGTCGGTCAACGGCGAGGCGGTGGTGGTGACGAGCAAGGATTCGGGCGGCTGGCGGCAATTGCTGTCGGGCGCGGGGGTCCGGTCGGTGTCGGTGTCCGCCGCGGGGGTGTTCACCGGGTCGGCGGCGGAGGCGCGGGTCAAGGGCAACGCGCTGTCGGGGGCGATCGACGATTACCGCCTGACCTTCGAGGGGGGCGAGGTGATGACGGGGCGCTTCCTGGTCACGCGGCTCGATTATTCCGGCGATTTCAACGGGGAGCGGGCTTACGCGGTGAGCCTGGAGAGCTCGGGCGCGGTGGTGGCGTCGTGACCGCCGCGAACGGGGCGCGCGGCGAGGCCGCGCTGCGGGTGAACGGGTGCGCGCTGGTGCTGCGGCCCAGTTTCGGGGCGCTGGTGGCGGCGGAAGGGGAGCTGGGGCCGCTTTTCGCGCTGGTGGAGCGGGCGGCGGACGGGAAGCTGGGGCTGGGCGAGCTGGTCGCCTTGTTCTGGCATTGCCTGGCCGACCCGCCCGAGGGGTTGACGCGCGAGGCGCTGGGCGAGGCGATCGCGGCGGCGGGGCTGGCGGCGGCGACGCCGGTGCTGCGCGTGCTGCTGCGGCAGATATTGGCGGGGCGGTGAGGGCGCCGATGCCTCACCCCTCCCTGGACAGGGAGGGGCAGGGGGTGGGTGGACGGAATGCGCTCGGCCGGGAGAGCGCCGGAAGCGTATTCGGCGACGTTTTCACGTCCACCCACCCCCGACCCCTCCCTTTCCAGGGAGGGGAGTTTGTCGAGTCCGCCACGCGCCTGGCGGGGTTTTCGGGGGCGGTGCTGGGCTGGTCGCCCGACGCCTTCTGGCGGGCGACGCCGGCGGAACTGGCGGCGGTCGTCCTGGCGCTGGCGGGTGGGGACGACGCGGCGCTTCCGCCCGAGGCGGGGGTGATGGCCGCGCTCAAGGAAAGGTATCCCGATGGATGAGGAGATCGACCGGCTGGTGATCCGCGTGCGCGCGGACACGGCCGCGTTCGGGCGCGACGTGCAGGCGATGCGCGGGGCGCTGGACGGACCGCTGGAGGCGGGGGCGGAGCGCGCCGGGCGCGCGGTGGAGGGGGCGCTGGGCCGCGCGATCCGGACGGGCAGGCTGGGGTTCGAGGACCTGAAGCGGGTCGCGCTGTCGACGCTGGCCGAGATCGCGGCGGCGAGCGTGCGCGACGGGCTGGGCGCGTTGCTGGGCGGCGGGAGCGGCGGCGCCGGCGGAGGGCTGGCGGCGCTGTTCGGGAGCCTGGTCGCGGGCGCGGGCGGCGGGGCGCCGGGGCGATCGACGGGCGGGCCGGTGTCGCCGGGGCGGGCTTACGTCGTCGGCGAGCGGGGGCCGGAGCTGTTCGTGCCGTCGGCGAGCGGGCGCGTGGTGGCGAACGGCGGCGGCGGGTCGCGCGAGGTGCGGGTGGCGATCACGGTCAATGCGGGGTCGGTGGGGGCGCCCGAGGCGCTGACGCGCTCGGGGCGGCAGGTGGCGCGAGCGGTGCGGGCGGCTTTGCGGGAAGAGTGAAGACTGGTTCTCGAAGGCGAAGAAGGCAGGGTGGTTCTCGCGAAGCCGCGAAGACGCGAAGAAGGTAGTTCACGCGGAGGCGCGGAGGCGCGGAGGGGGTGTGTTCGGCGGATGCGGCGATCCTCGTCGCGCTGGCGGCAGGCTTGCGCGAGCACCGATCCTGTCAAAGCCGCTGGCGCGGCGGGCTTTGTCGGCCGGCGTTCCTTTCTTCTCCGCGCCTCCGCGCCTTCGCGTGAACCGATCCGAAGCCTTCCCCACGAACAGGAGGACGAGCGATGGCCTATTGGCTCGCGACCGAACGGACGGTGCAGCGCGCGGATGTGATCTCGCGGTTCGATCCGCGGTTCTGGACGGTGAATTTTCCCCGGCCGATGATGGCGGCGGCGACGACGCCCGCGCCCGACGCGCTGCGGGTCGATCTGGCATTTTATCGCCGGGACGATCTGGCGGGGCTGATCTGGGAGGCGGAGGACCGGCACGACCATCCGCTGCTCGCTTATGAGACGGCGCGGGACTTTCGGGAGTGCCGGCTGTCGTTCCGGTGGCGGTCGGGGGGCGTGGTGCCGCTCGACGCGGTCAACGGTCCGACCTTGACGATCGAGGGGCGCGACGCGGACGGGCATCCACGCGCCTGGTATGTGCGGTTGTGGAATTACGCGGTCGGAACGCCGGAGGATGCGAGCGTCGCGATCGACTTCGCGCGCGTCGATGGCGGGTTCGTGCTGCCCGGAGAGGCGGACCCGGTCTGGGCGGGGGATGTCGACCGGATGTTCGTGTCGATGGTGCCGCCGGGCTATGACGGGGTCGACGCGGCGCTGCCCCAGGCGGCGGAGGGGTGGGTCGAGCTGACGGGGGTCGCCTGCGAAGGGCCGGGATCGGTGATCGCGATCGGCGACGCCGTGGTGCCGCCGCATGGAGCCGGGATCGCGGGGGGTTATGACGACAGCTATAATCTGACGCCCGCGCGGCTGCTGCGCCAGGCGCTGCATCTGGGCTATCGGGGCAGCCTGATCCATTATGTCGGCATGAGCCATTATTTCCGGTTGGGGCCGGACGGGATGGCGACGTTGGAGGGCGGCGCGCTGAACGTGGCGTGCGCGGCGTGGCACCGCGACTTCGCCGGGCGGGCGCGGGAGCTGGGGTACGAGCCGATCTGGTCGCTGAGCTTCGAGCTGTTCGACGCGCATTGCCCCGAGGGGTGGAAGCAGCGCGCGGCGGACGGCTCGCCCGCGCTGACGGGGTGGGTGCCGCCATCGACCCTGCTGTCGCCCGCCAATCCGCAAGCGATGGCCTATCTGCACGGCGTGGCGCGGGCGTTCCTGGCGATCGGGGAAGCGGCGGGGATCGCGCCCCGGCTCCAGATCGGCGAGCCCTGGTGGTGGGTGACGGGAGACGGGCGGCCGTGCCTGTACGACGCGGCGGCGGTGGCGGCGTTCGCGCCGGTGGCGGTGCCGAACGTGCGCGGCGCGCTGTCGACGGCGCGGCGCGCGACGCTCGACCGGGCGGGGGCGAGCCTGGCGGCCGCGACCGCGGGGCTGGTCGCGGCGGCGCGCGACGCGGCGCCGGGGTGCGAATGCCTGTTGCTCGCCTATCTGCCGAGCGTGCTCGACCCGGAGGCGCCCGAGATACGGCGCGCGAACCTGCCGATGGGATGGGCGCGGCCGGCCTTCGACGTGCTCCAGCTGGAGGATTATGACTGGGTGACGGCGGGCGACGCCGCGCGGACCGCCGCCGGCGTGGCCGAGGCGGGGGCGCGGCTGGGCTATCCGGTGGCTGAGCAGCATTACCTGTCGGGCTTCGTGCTCCGGCCCGAGGATCGCGGACAATGGGCGCCGATCGAAGCCTCGCTTGGGGCCGCGCGGAGGCGGGGCGTCGCTGCGGCGTTCGTCTGGGCGCTGCCCCAGGTGGCGCGCGACGGCTTCGTCAGATGGGATGGGGAGGACGAGATGCAGGCGTTCGACGATGTGCAATTCCCGCTGGCGCTGGGACGTGAGGTCGAGGTGGCGCCGGGCTTCTCGACGGCCGTGCTGACGGGGGCTGGCGGCGCGGAGACGCGCAACGCCGCCTGGGCGGAGGCGCGCACCACCTATGACGTGGGACCGGGAATACGGTCGGAGGCGGACATCGCGACGCTGCTCGCCTTCTTCCGGGCGCGGCTGGGGCCAGCGCGGGGATTCCGGTTGCGCGATCCGTTCGACTGGGGGGTAGCGGACGAGCTGCTGGGGGTCGGCGACGGGGTGCGGCTGCGTTTCGCGCTGGTCCGGCGCTATGGCGAGCAGGAGCGGCGGATCACGCGGCCGGTGGCGGGGAGCGTCGCGGTGCGCGTGGGCGGCGCGGCGGCGCAGGGCTTTTCGGTCGAGCCGGGCGGTGTCGTAATCCTCGACCAGGCTCCGGGCGTGGGGGTGGCGGTGCGGGCCGGGTTCCGGTTCGACGTGCCCGTGCGCTTCGCGGAGGATCGGTTGCGGGTGAGCTTGGCGACGTTCCTGGCGGGGGAGGCGGCGAGCGTGCCGCTCACCGAGATCAGGGAAGCGTAGCGGGCCGCCGACCCGGCCGGCGGGCGGCTTGGCCGACCCGTTCGACGTCACGGGGCGAGGCCGTCCTGGCTCCGGTGGGCGGGGGTGCGTGTTGAACGGGAGATGCGGCGGGGGTGGTGCGGGTGGTTTCACGGCCACCCACCCCCAGCCCCTCCCTGTTCCAGGGAGGGGAGCTAATATGGACTGGTTGCGGGAGGAGCTGACGACGCTGGCGTTCTGCTGGCGGGTGGAGCGGACGGACGGGGTGGCGATCGGGCTGACGTCGCACGACCGCGATCTGCTGGTCGACGGGCTGGTGCACCGGGCATCGCCGGGGATGACGCCCTCGGCGATCCGGCGCGAGGCGGGGCTGGACGCGGATACGAGCGATGTCGCGGGCGCGCTGAGCGCGGCGGCGATCGGGGAGGCGGACCTGCTGGCGGGGCGCTGGGACGGGGCGCGGGTGGCGCTGTTCGCGGTCGACTGGACCGACGCGGCGCGGCGCGTTGCGCTGGGCGAGGGGACGATCCGCGCGGTCGAGCTGGGCGATGACGGCTTCACCGCCGAGCTGCGCGGGCCGACCGCCGCGCTCGACCGGGCGGTGGTGGAGGAGACGAGCCCCGAATGCCGCGCCGAGCTGGGCGACCGGCGGTGCCGCGTGCCGATGGCGGGGCGGCGGCGCTTCGTGCGGGTGGTCGGGGCGGAGGGGCCGACCCTGACGGTCGATGCCGCCGAGCCGGCGGCGGACGCCTATGGCGGCGGGCGGCTGCGCTGGTTCGGGGGCGCCAATGCGGGGCTGGAGGCGGGGGTGGCGCGGTCGGCGGGCGCGACGCTGCGGCTGCGCGCGCCGCCGGCCTTCGCGGTCGAGGCGGGGGCGCTGGTCGAGTTGGTCGAGGGGTGCGCGAAGAGCCTGGCGGTGTGCGCGGGGCGGTTCGGCAATGCGGTGAATTTCCGCGGGGAGCCGTTCCTGCCGGGGATGGACCTGCTGACGCGCTATCCGGGCGCATGAGCGCGGCCGAGCGCGCCGAAGCCGCGGCGCTGGCGGCGGTGGGCGCGCGGTTCCGGCTGCATGGGCGGTGCACGGAGACCGGGCTCGATTGCGTGGGGCTGGCGGCGCTGGCGATGGCGGCGGGCGGGCATGAGCGCGCGGTGCCGACGGGCTATCGGCTGCGCGGGGGCGACCCGGAGGCGGTGCGCCGGGCGGTCGGGGCGGGGCTGGTGCCGTGCGACGGCGCGGCGCCGGGCGACCTGCTGCTCCTCCAAGCGGGGCCGGGGCAGCTGCACCTGGCGGTGCGGACGGGGCGCGGCATCGTCCATGCCGATGCGGGACTGGGGCGGGTGGTCGAGCGGCCGGGGGCGGCGCCCTGGCCGCTGCTGGGCGCGTGGCGATTGGAGGGCTGAGCGATGGCGACGGTGGTGCTGACGGCGGTGGGCGGCGCGGTGGGCGGGCCGATCGGCGCGGCGATCGGCAGCGTGATCGGGAGCGCGATCGACCAGCGGATCTTCGCGCCCAAGCGGCGCGAGGGGCCGAGGCTGACCGAGCTGGCGATCCAGACATCCTCCTATGGCACGCAGATCCCCAAGCTGTTCGGGACGATGCGCGTGGCGGGGACGGTGTTCTGGGCGACCGACCTGATCGAGCGGCGCGGGCGGTCGGGCGGCGGCAAGGGACGCGCGGCGACGACCGAGTACAGCTATTCGGCCAATTTCGCGGTGCTGCTGTCGGCCCGGCCGATCCTGGCGGTGCGGCGCATCTGGGCGGACGGCAAGCTGCTGCGCGGGGCCGCCGGCGACTGGAAGGTGCGCACGGGGTTCCGGGTGCATCCGGGCGGCGAGGACCAGGGGGTCGATCCTTTGATCGCCAGCGCGGAAGGGGCCGGCACGCCCGCGGCGCGGGGCTGCGCCTATGCCGTGTTCGAGGGGCTGGAGCTGGCGGATTACGGCAACCGCATCCCGTCGCTGACCTTCGAGGTGGTGGCGGATGCGGGCGCGGTGCGGATCGACGCGGTCGCGCGAGCGCTGGCGGAGGAGGTGGACGGCGCGGTGGGGGCGACGCTGGACGGCTTCGCCGCGTCGGGCGGGAGCGTGCGCGCGGTGCTGGAGGTGCTGGCGCGGGCGGGCGGGGCGAGCGTCGCGACGCGCGGGTCGCGGGTCGAGCTGCGCGACGCGCCGGGGCGGGTGGTCGAACTCGCCGATGCGGGCGTGGCGGCGGAAAGCCGAGCGGCGCGGCGCAAGCGGACGCTCGCCCCCGCCGACACCGTGGCACGGGTGGTGACGGTGGCGCATCATGATCCGGCGCGCGATCATCAGATCGGGGTACAGCGCGCCGCGCGGCCGGGCGGCGGCGGGCGTACCGAGGCGGTCGAGCTGGCGGCGGCGCTGGGGGCGGACGCGGCCAAGACGCTGGCCGAGGCGCTGCTGGCGCGGGGCGAGGCCGGTCGCGCGCGGCGGACGCTGTCGCTGGGCGCCGAGGGGCTGGCGGTGCGGCCGGGCGACGGGGTGCGGATCGCGGGCGAGACGGGGTTGTGGCGCGTCGCGTCGGTCGAATGCGAGCGGCTGGCGACGGCGGTCGAGCTGGTCGCGGTCGAGCCGGGCACGATGCCCGCCACGGCGAGCGCGGGGCGGGTGCTCGGGGCACCCGACCGGGTGGCGGGCGCGACGACGCTCCACGCGTTCGAGCGGCCGGCGGAGGGGGAGCGGGGCGCGGGACCGCGGCTGACGATCGTCGCGGCGGGCGCCGCGGGGTGGCGCGGCGCGGCGTTGCTTTACTCGATCGACAACGGGGCGAGCTGGATCGCGGCGGGCGCGACGGCGGCGCCGGCGGTGATCGGTACGGTCGAGGTGCCGCCGGTGACCGCGCCGGCGACGCTGGTCGACCGGCGGTCGGCGGTGGTGGTCGCGCTGGCGGCGCATATGGAGCTGGGCGATGCGGATGACGCCGCGCTCGACGCGGGCGCGAACCTGGCGTTGCTGGGCGACGAATTGGTGCAGTTCGGGCGCGCGACGCCGCTGGGCGCGGGGCGGTGGCGGCTGGAGCGGTTATGGCGCGGTCGGTTCGCGACGGAGGGTGCAGGACCGGCGCAAATGGGCGCGCGCTTCGCGTTGCTGGAGGCGGAAACAGCCCGGACGGTGGAGCTGCCCGCCGAGGCGATCGGCCGCGAGGTGCGGGTGCTGGCGTCGGGCGTGGGCGACGCGGGCGGACCGGTGGAGGCGCGAGCGTCGGTGAGCGGGCGATCGGTGCTGCCGCTCGCGCCCGTGCCGCTGCGGCCGACGCTCAGGGCGGACGGCGGGGCGCGGGTGAACTGGATCCGGCGGAGCCGGGCCGGATGGGGCTGGATCGACGGCGTCGACGTGCCGCTGGGCGAGGAACGAGCGCACTGGGACATCACGGTCGTGCGGGCGGACGGAAGCGTGCGCACGGCGACGCGCGACGAACCGGTGATCGAGATCGACTCGGCGGAGCGCGCGGACGGGGCCGTGTCGGTGACGGTGCGCCAGCTGGGCGATCGGGGCTTCGGAGCCGCGGCGATGATCGTCGTGCCGGAGCGGGATGGGTGA